GGGGGCAAGTCTTTCGCTTTGCTTGTTGATCCTCTCCGTTATTGTCATAACCCTAATCATCGTGGTCTTCTCTTAAGAAGAACTCTTGATGAACTGACAGAACTGATTGACAAGTCAAGACAGTTATATGTAAAGGCTTTTCCAAAAGCGATATTCAGAGAATCAAAATCTACATGGGTGTTCCCATCAGGGGCAACGATGTGGTTTACATATCTGGATAGAGATAAAGATGTTACACGATTTCAAGGACAGGCTTTTAACTGGATTGGAATTGATGAGATAACACAATACCCTACACCATATGTGTGGGATTACCTACGTTCCAGACTGCGTACAACAGATGATGAGCTAAGACCCTATATGTCTATGCGTTGTACTGGAAACCCCGGAGGAGTTGGGGGATGGTGGATTAAGAAGATGTATGTTGATCCACATCCTTCAAATGAAGCTTTCCCAGCTACGGATATAGAAACAAACAGACAATTACTATATCCAGAGGGTCACGAGAAAGCAAGGCAACCGTTGTTCTACCGTAAATTTATTCCAGCACGGTTGACTGATAATCCCTATCTGATGCAAGATGGTCGATACGAAGCCATGCTCAGATCGCTCCCAGAAGTTGAACGGAAGAGACTTCTCGAAGGGGATTGGGATGTGGCAGAGGGAGCCGCCTTCCCAGAGTTCTCAAAAGTAAAGCACGTTGTTGATCCATTTGAAATGCCAACTAACTGGCCCAGAATACGTGCAGCAGACTATGGATACGCAAGTCCATCATGTGTCTTGTGGGGGGCAATAGATTGGGATAACAACATATGGATCTATCGAGAACTCTACGTAAAACAACACACGGCAGAACAATTAGCCGATAGAATATCGGAACTAGAACAACTTGATCCGAAACCACATTACACAGTTCTTGACTCATCGTGTTGGAACAAAACAGGCTTTGGTCCTTCGATTGCAGAAACTATGATGCGTTTAGGAGTGCGTTGGACACCTTCGGATAGAAACAGGTTGCAGGGTAAAATGGAAATACATAGACGACTTGCAGATAACCCATTGACAAAGTTACCAAGAATCCGTATATTTAATACATGTAACAACACTATTCGACAACTAGCAGGGATACCGTTGTCTAAAAGTAATTCAGAAGATGTTGACACAAAAGCAGAGGATCATGCATATGATGCCCTGCGTTATCTCGTTATGACAAGAATGAGTGGTCATGCATCAATACATAAAAGTTTACAGCATATAAAAGAACAAACATATCAACCAGTAAATAGTACATTTGGATATTAACAGTGGCATCTAAAAAAAATTTAGGTCTTTCATACCCATCGACAGCAAGTGGAGCAGATAGGAAAAAGGTTGATGCTTTTTATGAGCTTACATCTATTTTATTCCCAGCAGGTGTTGAAAATATACCAACTCGTGAAGAGGTTTTAGCTAAAGTAAAATCAGGCAGTTTTAGTCTTAGAGATGCTTGGATAATGAAAATGGCTAATGAGGGAGTATTTATAGGTGGTAATATATTAAATACTGCTGAAACAAAAGAAATGGGAAATGCTCTCAAAGATGTTTTTCCTTTCACACAAACTCCTCAACAAGTAGATACTTTTAGAGATTATGTTAAAAATTTAATAAAAGCTGGTGTAAATTTAGATCAAGATTACAATGAATTTACTCAAACAACTTTAGGAACTTTAAAGAAAACCACCGTAAAAAATGTAAGCCCATTAAATAATCTCATAGCATCTGTTCAAAAACCAGATTACACTCTTCCAACTGTAGGCATAAAAGGGGATAGAAGATTAGCAGGAGCTAAAGCAATTCCAAAAAATCTTCTCACAGAAGTTCTAGGTGCAATTAATAGTATTCCAGATCAAAATATGAGAAATGCTGTTGTAGCTTCTTTATTAGGTTATAGAGGAGCAGATGTAGCAGGTACGAGAACAAGTGCATTTCTTGTAGGAGAAGGACAAAAAAACAGACCTGTATATGATTTAGAATCCAAAGAATCAGGTGTAGTAAAAGATATTGAATTTGGATTACAAGACAGAAAACAAATAGGAGGAAGTAAACCTTTAGGTCCTGTTATGAAATTAATCTATGATACAGGGCTTGATGCAGCAGGTGAAACTGGAGAGATATTTCCAGATATAGAAACAGATGATATTTCAAATGCTTTAAAAAAACATGTTTTTCCTAAAATAGATCCAGCCGTCATAGCTCTTTTGGATAAACCACCAACAGGCTATACAGATTTACGTAGAATAACAGCTTCTGCTATTGTAAATGATCTTGCTAACGAAGCATACGAAGCAGGAGATACTGCACGAGCAGATATGTTTAGAAAACTAGGGGATCAGTTAATAGGGCATGAAATTCCAGATAGTAATGTATACGGTAAAGTTTTAAGTACGTTTTATACAGGAGTTGAAGATGTTGCAGATATGGATCAAAGAAAAGATGTTCTATATCAATTTGAAAGACTTTTAGCAACTCGTTTAAAACAAAAAGATGGAGCAGAGTTAAGCCCAAGAAATCTTGCAAAATCATTAGGATTAAAAGTACCTAAAAATTTTAATCCCCCTAAATATACTGAAGTTGCTCCTCTTCAAAAAACACCAGAGGGTAAAATTGTAGGACCACAACCAGATGCCCCTGTTTCTGAAGAACTGTTAAAAGCTGAAGATGAAGGTGCAGTTGCAAGCACTAAAAGACAAGCAGCTACAGATTCTGAGATAGCTACTCAAAAACAAATAAGCGAAGCTGAACAGCTCATAGAAAGTGAAGAGAAACTTAAAGAAGCCGAAAGAATAAAAGCAGAAGTTAAACAAGTTGGGTCGGATATTAAAAAAGAAACAAAACTCAAAGAAAAAGAGGACGCACAAAAATTAAAAAACAAAAATGCAGCAGATATTCTTGGGGAGATGGCAAATAAGTATGGTCCAGTTGATCAATCTAAACCCACAGGAAAACTAAGAAATAAACTTATGACTGCAGCAGGATTTATTGCTACAGGAGCTAAAGATGTTTTAGGTGCTGTAACAGATGTCGCAGCTAGTGTTGCTGTTCCAGTAGCAAAGGTAGCTGGATCACTAGGACCAGTAGGAGGACCAGCCCTTGAGGGTGCAGGTATAGCCGCAACTGCATATGACATCAGCAGGTTGCAAAAAATGCCACCTGAACAATTTGTTCCTGAACAAGTACGATCTTTTTTAACTGAACCTGAATTTGCTAAAGAAGGGGAAAGAGCTAAAACTAAAAGAATAGCTCTAGAGTCTGTAGGGCTTGTTCCCGGTGCAGCTGACCCATCACTAGGACAAGCAGGTAGAATGGCTTTTCCGACAAGAGAGGAACAAGCGGCAAAAGATCTTCTTTTAAAACAAAAAGAAGAACAACGTTTGGGAATACAATCGAGTCTAGGAGAAAGTTTTAGAGTAGGCTCAAATTCATTTTTAAATACTAACTAAAGGGAGGGCAATATGCCAACAGGTAACTACAACTTTGATGAAGGGTACATTATGAACTCAGATAAAACATCTGTCGATGACCCAATGGGATCAAACCAGTTGACTCGTGAAGGGTTGCAATTTGATACAAGAGCATCTCAAGACGTTCTTACTCAAGATGCACCAAAGCAACAGTCAAAGCCGACAGTTGAAGCTTCATTGTTTGCAATGGCAGAACAGAGAGACTACTAATACACAATGTCTGATAACTTTCTTGAACCAGCCGATGACGAGCAGGTAGTTGTTGCGACCCCAGAAGAGCAACTACCCGGTCTTGTTGGATATATAAAAGAAAAATTTGATGGGGCTGAGAATGGGAGATACACCCATGAACAGCGTTGGCTGACTTCGTTCAAGAACTTTAGAGGTATCTATGATTCTAGTACGACCTACAGAGAGTCAGAACGATCTCAAGTTTTCATAAAAATTACAAAGACAAAAGTATTAGCGGCTTATGGTCAAATCGTAGATATACTATTTGGAGCAAAGAAGTTTCCGATTACGATTGAACCCACACCTGTTCCTGAAGGAATAGCTGAATATGCTCATCAAAAAACACCCATTGATGATTTAAAATCACCTGAAGATCCTTTTGGATTTCAAGGTGATGGTAGAGAGATGCTTCCGGGAGCAACACAAGCAACTCCCAAAACAAATCCGTTAGGGGGTCTTTCTGATAGATATGAAGGAATACCACTTGTTGAAGGTGCTTCTAAAATGGGGGAAGTGCAAATATCTCCTGCAATGGAATCAGCGTTGGTTCTTGAGAAGCAAATACAGGATCAGTTACTTGATACTCGTGCCGTAAATACAATGAGAGCTGCCATATTTGAAATGGCTATGTTGGGTACAGGGGTTGTAAAAGGACCTTTTAATTTTCACAAGCGTGTTCACAAGTGGACAAAAGGTGATGGTGGAGAAAAACAATATACTCCTTATGAAAAAACTGTTCCACGCATGGAGCATGTATCTTGTTGGGATTTCTTTCCTGATCCGACAGCAACATCTATTGAAGATGCAGAGTATGTGATACAGAGACATAGACTTAATAAGTCTCAGTTTCGTGCATTAATTAATCTTCCGTTTTTTGATGCAACAGCTATTGAAAATTGTATAGCTAGAGGTCCTAATTATGAAGATAAATATTACGAAGATACAATAAGAGAAGACGAAACAGAAGCAAACTACCAAGAAAATCGTTTTGAAGTATTAGAATACTGGGGTGTTTTAGACGCTCAGCTTGCTAGAGCAACAGGTCTTGACATAGCTGATTCAATGTCTGATCTAGAACAAGTACAGATAAATGCTTGGATTTGTAATGGTATGGTGTTACGTTGTGTATTAAATCCATTTACACCTGCACGAATACCATATCAAGTTGTTCCGTACGAAGTGAATCCTTACCAGATGTTTGGTATCGGAGTTGCAGAAAATATGGAAGACTCACAAATGTTAATGAATGGTCACGTAAGAATGGCTATTGACAACCTAGCACTTGCAGGTAATCTTGTATTTGATGTAGACGAAGCAAGTTTAGTTCCGGGACAGAACATGGATGTGTTTCCGGGTAAGATATTTAGAAGACAATCTGGGGTAACAGGAACAGCTATTAATGGACTAAAGTTTCCAAACACAGCACCAGAAAACTTACAGATGTATCAGATAAGCCGACAACTGGCTGATGAACAAACTGGTATACCTTCTATACTACACGGACAAACAGGTGTAACAGGAACAGGAAGAACTGCTGCAGGGCTATCTATGTTGATGGGTGGAGCAAACCTATCAATGAAAACTGTTATAAAAAATATCGATGACTATATGCTCAAGCCATTAGGTGAAGCATACTTTCAGTGGAACATGCAGTTCAATGACACTACACCTGAAATACAGGGCGACTTAGAAATCAAGCCCGGTGGTACAAACTCAATAATGCAAAAAGAAGTACGAAGTCAGAGACTGACAGCATTGTTGCAAACTGTAGCTAATCCAATGTTAGCACCATTTATTAAGTTGCCAAACCTAATGAGAGAGTTAGCTATCGCACAGGACATTGATCCTGACAGCTTAGTGAATAATTTAAACGAAGCACAACTATATGCAGAACTATTAAAGGGGTTACAAAATGCTCAACAAACAGCAAGCCAGCAAGCTCAGCCCACTGGTCAACAATCAACAGGCATGGGTGGCACTGGAGGAACACCTTCAGCACCTAACAGAAATGACGGTGCAAGCGTTGATGGCAGCCCCACTGGAGTCGGAGCTGCGCCAACTGCAGGGGAAGCTTCGTTTACTGGAAACCCTCAAGGGGTTGAAGAGTGAGTATATGGCGGCACAAAAGGGTAAAGATTAATGTATAAAACATTTAGAAGAAATAATTACAGCTTTTTTCATAGGTACTTTAAATCATTGTATCCTCAAATGTACGCAGACATGCTTGACAACTTAGGAGAAGATGTGAGTATACAACCTACTCCAGAACCTCAACCTATAGACGTAATTAAAAAACCTCAAAGACAAGAAAAATCTGCTGAAGAAATAGCAGCTGCAAATAAATTAAGAATACAAGATAGGATAGACGGAAAGACAACTATTAACGGTATGGTCGTTGGTGCTATTCCAAAATTTCAATCAGGCACAGCAGGGGTATCTCCTACAGTGCATAAACTGTTAACTGGATATTCTACAAAAAAAAATCCAATGGCTACAGCAGGGTTAGGAATGTTTGATGAGATGAATGAAAAATCTCATCAAGTAAACATAGATGCTCTTATTGAATCTGAAGGTAAGTCTGGTGGGGCAGGAATGTTATACGATCCTATATCAAATACTTTTCATGGAGTAACTTTATCTGTAAGAGATATAAGTGAAGGAACTTCAGATTTTGTAAAAAAATTAACTGGATCAAGTACAGGTAAAAGACGAAACTTTGTTGGAAAAGTTCCAGACACGGCTGTATATAAGGGTAAAGTATATAATACATTAGATGCAAAAGATTATTTAGCTTTGATGGATGCGATGGAAGCTGAAGCAAAAAATGTATATGATAATCATTTAAAAATTACAAAACCAACTACAGACGAAAATCAAGTAGATCTTACGGCTAGTACTGTAACACCTACCACTTCAAATGAAACTACTGGAGGAAACGTAGGCACAGGTTATGTTGGTGACCCCGGAACTAGCCCAACAGATTATGGTGTAGAAACAACTCAAGACGATGATAAACCTGATAGATCTGTTGACACTAAACCTAAAACAGTAGGTTCAGGGTTTGTAGGAGATCCGGGAACTAGCCCAGAAGAGTACGCTGAACCAGAAGATTTAAGTGCTGGATTTGGTGACGATGGAGAATTTGGATATAACACTGGTGGGTTTATAGGTGGAATGAATCCAGATCAAGTAACAGATGCACAGACTGTGGCTGACGATTACCCAATAGATTCTGATGATGGGGATTTTATGATCAATGCCGCAGCGATAGAAAAAGATCCACAAAGATTTAATGAAATTATATCTGCAGGAATACAAAAAGCACGAGAAAAAGGTATCGAAGTTGGAGATATTTCAGGAGTTGGCATGGATGAATCTGGAGATGTATTAGCATCTAAGGGTGAGTTTCTTGTTAAGAAACCTCTTGCTGAAACCATTGGATATGACACATTAAATCAATTTAATGATCAAGGCAAACCAGAAGTTGACAGACGAATTGCAGCATTAGGTGGGTTTTTAGATGGATATTCTAATGGTGGTGAATTAGGGTATGATAGCGTATCAGAAGATTTTTACAACAAGATAAAACAGTTTTCTAAAAAAAAAGCCAAAAGATCAGAAATAGATAATTTTATAGATGGATTGACGGATACAGAAGCATTGTCTATACTATTTTTAACAGAAACAGAAGCAGGTAAAGATCCTTTAATTCATATGCAAAGAATTGGAGATGTTGTTTTAAATAGAGTAAAAAGCAACAGCCCTGATTTTAAAAATACAAACACAATAAAAGACGTTTTAAAACAAAGATCTTTTAGAGGTACAGGCAGTAAAATGTATCAGTTTGATGGGTTAGAGCCAACAACATTACAAGAGAGATTATTAGACGTAACAGAACGTGGTATGAAAAATGCTCTTAACAAAACATTTACTGCTGCGATCAACACTTTAGATACTGATCCTGATTTAGAAACATCTAGATTACCAGATAATATTTTATTCTATAAAAAAAGAACCCCACAAAATGAAGGGGATTTTATGGATTCAAGTAAGTTTTTAGCTCCCTTATATGATTTTGGAGAGCATACTTTTTATGGGTATTTTCCTACTGAAGAATATCCGTAATACAAACGTAGCTACCTGCAATAATGCAGCCCTACATAACCGAGCAGCCACCCCAAGCCATGTGGCACTGCTAGAAGGAGAATTATCATGGCAAAAAAACCAAGCGGCCACAGAGCTAATAAAAACAATGATTCCTTTGGAACTATAAATAACGAAAACCTGTACAGAAACGCATATCGTAAAGACGTTTACAAAGATGATGATGAACAGGAAGTAGAGACACCCCCTGCTGAAGAAGCAGCTACGGTAAAAGAAAATACAAGTTTCGTTGAGTCAAAACAAGCTGACGAAGTTGACTTTAAAAAAAGATATGATGATTTAAAAAAGCATTATGATCAAAAGCTTGAGACATGGAAGACTGAAAAAAGCGAATTAGAAAATGCAATACAGAACTCCGTATCTCAAAATACTAATCTTCAGATGCCAAAAACTCCAGAAGAATTGGAGAAATTTAAAACAGAATATCCAGATGTGTATGCAGTTGTACAGACTGTTGCTCATCAACAAGCCGAAGAAAAATCAAAAGAACTTCATAAAGAGTTGGAAACAATTCGTGAACGTGAAAGAAATTTGGTTGTTCAAAAAGCTTATGAAGAACTACTAAGAAAGCATCCTGATTTTGATGAAATTAGAAAAGACAAGAAGTTTCTTGATTGGTTAGAGACACAACCTGCATCTTTAGCAGATGGTATATATAAAAACAACACAGATGCTTTATGGGCATCTAGAGTTATAGACCTCTACAAAGTAGATGCTGATATTGTTAAAAAACCAAAAGTAGTAAAACCAACTGCAGCATCAGCAATAACTCCTGCAAAAGCAAGAGAGGTAACTGTTGATTCTAACGCTGGTAAACGCATATGGAAAGCTTCTGAAATTTCTAGACTCAAAGCACAGGAATTTGAACGTTTTGAAAAAGACATTGATTTAGCTAGAGTAGAAGGTCGTATTGATTTTAATTCTTAATTTTAACAACTTTTAAAGGGGAAAAGCGATGGCTTTTGATTCAGCTGCAGGTCACGGTAACCTGCCTAGTGGTAATTTTACACCGTCCATTTTTAGCCAAAAAGTTCTTAAATTCTTTCGCAGAGCATCGGTTGTAGAAGATATAACTAATACAGACTATGCTGGCGAAATCGAGAACTTTGGCGATACGGTTAACATTATCAAAGAACCGACAATTACAGTATCTGCTTACACAAGAGGTGCTGTGGTTAACACTCAAGACTTGGCAGACGACCAAATTACTATGGTTGTTGACCAAGCAAACGCATTTGCGTTTAAGATTGACGACATTGAAGAGCGTCAGTCACACGTTAACTTTGAAGCATTGGCAACATCATCTGGTGCATACTCTCTCAAGAGAAAGTATGATGCGAATGTTTTAGATCTAATGGCAACTAACGCAGGTCTAACTGGCGAATCAGGTGCTACCACAAAACAAATTTCAGGTATCGGAACATTAGGTTCTGCTCTTGATATTGGTGGTGCAACTACTCCGGGAGATACTGCTGTAAATACTATGCTTGTAATGGCAAGTGCATTAGACGATCAATCTGTTCCAGAAGAAAACAGATGGTTTGTTGCACCACCATTATTCTATAAGCATCTATTCTCAGCAGGTGCAAAATTTGCCGAAGTTCAGGTAACAGGCGATCAGACATCACCATTAAGAAATGGTCTTGTGTCTCTCGGTAACATTGCAGGATTTTCATGCTACAAGACTACAGCATTAAATTCAACTGCTGGTACTGATGAGGTAACATTATCAGGTCTTGCTACTGATGGTTCTGAAAACATCCTATTAGCTGGACATATGTCTTCAACTGCTACTGCATCTCATATTGCAAAGACTGAAGTAGTTCGATCAACAGAAAGTTTCTCTGACGTAGTTAGAGGACTTCACGTGTTTGGTCGAAAGGTACTCAGACCTGAAGCAATGTGTCGTGCTGTTGTTAGCTTAGATTAAGGGAGGATTAATTTATGGCTACTTATGATAGAACCATCACTGGTGGTGGTACAGTAGGGCATCCGGGTAATCTACCTAGACCCTATATAATTACATCTCCTGTCTATGATGCAGTTGACAATACTTCATTAGCAGGTGCTGACATTGTTAAGTTGATTGACTTACCTGCCGATAGCATGGTTATTGGTGGAGCATTAGAAGTTCTTGAAGCTTCTGGTAATTCAAGCGTCACACTAGATGTAGGCACTAGCACTGATGTTGACTCACTCGTTGACGGTGGAGCAAGTAATGCTGCGGCTATAATTCAGTTTAACTTAAAAGCTGCAGGTGTTAACATGGTTACTTCTGCTGATTCTATTCAAGTGACAGTGCTTGATTCAGGATCTTCAGGAACAACTGCGTTACGTTTCAGAGTACACGCTGTAATCTGTGACGTATCAGTTAACCCTGTTGAATCTGCTACAGTTTCAACTGGAACTTAATTAATATGAGGGGCAGGGCAACTTGCCCCTTTTACTATGATTGCAAAAGAAAGTTTACGCAAAGGAAGAAAAAGTGGCAAGAAAGCCTGATAAACAACCACCACGCACAAAAAAGTATTACCGATCCACTAAGTCTGGTGCAGGTATGACAAAGGCAGGTGTTGCGAAATATAGACGTGATAATCCCGGTAGTAAATTAAAGACTGCAGTTACAGGGAAAGTAAAGAAAGGTAGTAAAGATGCAAAGCGTAGGAAGTCATTCTGTGCAAGAAGTGCAGGGCAAATGAAAAAGTTTCCTAAGGCAGCAAAAAATCCAAACAGTAGACTAAGACAAGCAAGGAGAAGGTGGAAATGCTAAAAGGTGGTCAAAAAAAATTAGATAAGAATAAAGACGGTAAAATTAGTGGTGCTGACTTTAAACTTATGAAAAAAGGTGGAAAGAAAAAATCCACTAAAAAGAAAAAAGGGGCTAAACCAAAAAATGCTGCTCTGTACGCAAGAGTAAAAGCAGAAGCAAAAAGAAAATTTAAAGTATATCCATCTGCATATGCAAACGCATGGTTAGTGCGTACATATAAGAAAAGGGGTGGAACTTACGCATAATGGCTAAACCCAAAGGTGGACTAACAAAATGGTTCAAAGAAGATTGGCGAGATGTTAAAACTGGCAAGAAGTGTGGCAGATCTGGTAAGGAAAAGAAATCTAGACCGTATCCTGCGTGTCGCCCTAAATCTGTAGCAAAAAGGATAAGCAAATCAGAAGCACGTAAGAAAACAGGACCTAAAGCTGTAAAATGGTCTGTAACTGCTTCTGGAAGAAAACGCAAAAAAACAAGGAGAAAAGCGTAGTGTGGATTCCTGTTATCACAATTTTATGGGCATTGGGCAGTGGTGCTACTTGGGTTAATTTTCCAATGGTTAATTTTCCCTTCACATCTCAAGAAAGATGCTATCAATACATAGATCAAGTAAGAACAAGCACAATGAAAGATCCTCAGTATCTTAATGGTTATAGTACTTGTGTTTATGTAGGCAAACCAATGGGAGAAAAAACGTAGTGTTTCAAGCATTATTAGGACCAATAAGTGAACTTGCAGGATCATTCATGCAAGGACAGATAGAAAAACAGAAAGCTAAAGCAACATTAGCACAAACCAAAGCTGCTGCAGAAGCAGAGATTATGAAGACTGCGGCAACCCACGACTCAAAGTGGGAAATAATAATGGCACAGGGTACTCAAAACTCGTGGAAAGACGAACTGATTACAATCGTGGTGTTGATTCCAACAATTTTAGTATTCATCCCCGGTATGGAAGATGTAGTTAAAAATGGATTTCAACGACTTAATGAGTTACCAGAGTGGTATACATATCTTTTATTCTTGACAGTTTCTGCAGGGTTGGGCATAAAAGGAATAGATAAATTTAAAAACTTAAGGAGTAAATAAATGGCAGGAAAGAAAAAAACTAAGAAGATGGCTAATGGTGGTGCTATGAAGCGTACTAAGAAGATGGCTAATGGTGGTGCTATGAAGCGTACTAAGAAGATGGCTAACGGTGGTGCTATGAAACGCACTAAGAAGATGGCTAACGGTGGTGCTATGAAACGCACTAAGAAGATGGCTAATGGTGGTGCTATGAAGCGTACCAAGAAGATGGCTAATGGTGGTGCTATGAAACGCACTAAGAAGATGGCTAGGGGCGGCAAGAGATAATTAGTGTCGTATCTTATAAGTAACGTTCCACATTTTAATTGTTGGATACGTAAAGAGTTTACTTGCAACCATCAAGACTATCACGGTGAATTTTTACACGGAATAGTTATAGCAGTAAACACTATACCAGACAGGTCTTTAAGTTTTCAAGTTGTATTTACAGGATGTGAAGTTGACTTTGAAGAAGGACCTGAAGAAAATGTACATGGGGGAGCAATGTGGGCTAGGATGCCTATACAAGCTTTAGTAGCAGACGTACCCTTAAGTGAATGGCCCACACCCATGCAAGATCATTT